TGTGTTTGCGATCCCGACAAAGAAGTAATTGACACTCTAAAAAAACGTGTTGCCCTACACAAAGCGGTTGTAGTTAAAAATGATGGTCAATATTATAACGACAAATATGCAATGTTTGAAAAAATCATTCCAACAATAACAATATGGGATGATCCATGTGTTGATGGTCTTATAAATCTAATGCAAAAATATGTAATAAAACGCGAGAAGAAAATCGTAATCACCGGCAATGGTGGCGACGAAATCTACAATAATTGGCACCAACAAAAACTTGGACATATCTGGACGAAGACAAATGGCACTTTTCCATCGTCTTTGAATCTAGTATGGCCATGGCATAACGATCATGATAGAATGATGATCACAAATACACGTGTTGACATGATTACGGGCTATTATGGTTTAGAGTGTAGAAATCCTTTACTAGATATTGACTTGGTGCAGAGTTGGGTGAACACCACTCCAAGACTGAAAAATTCTTATAAGGCGTGGATGAAAGCCTATATGGATGATCACAAGTATCCATACACAATGAAAAAAGTGCATTCGTGGGCGGACCAATACAAACCATTTGGAGGGTTTGATTTTACCAAATTATTGGCAGGCAAGGATTATGTTTCATAAAAAATTTGCTTTACAAACAAATATATTATATAATGATAATAAAACAACAGGAGAAATAAATGGCAGTAAGAAATTTTAATGATGCTGAGAAGCAGAAATTGATACAAATTATATCACAAGGCTCTCAAGTGTTGGGCGAAGTGGAAGATCTAAAAGGTGGTCTTAAGGACACAGTCAAAGCGATAGCGGAAGAACTGGAATTAAAACCAGCACTGATCAACAAAGCCATATCAGTTGCACACAAAGGCAACTACCAGAACATCGCGGACGAGATGGACACTCTGGAGAGCATCTTAAACACAGCCGGCAAACTTTAATGTTAGGCAAAGTCAGAGCATTCTGGCTTCGCAGTTTTGAGAGTGATAGGGTAGCATTCAGTTTTGAACTTGTCAGTTTCATATTCACCGTAGGAGCCAGCCTTACATTAGCGATCACGGCATCCGATCCTGACATGACCATAATATACCCAGGATTTTTCATAGGTGCTTTGACACAATGTTATGCGGCCTATCGCAGGAATGCCGCATTTGTTATGATGGTTACTGGCTATTTCTCAGTTATAAATGTCTACGGTTACGGTGTGGCAAGTTATTGGTGGTAGTATGAAAATATGTATATTTGGTGATAGTTTTGCGGCGAATCCTATTGGTTGGGTCAGTCATCTAAAAGGCAACATCAGTAATTTTGCTCAAAATGGAATTGGTGAATACAAAATTTATAAAAGTGTAAAAAAGTCATTAAACTTTGATAAAGCAGTGATATGCCATTCTAGTCCATGGCGGGTACACACCAGGATACACCCTGTACACAAAAACAATCCTGCTAGATATAATAATGATTTTATGTTGAATGATGTTGCATATCATAGTAAAATAAACAAAGACATGAAACTTGTGAATGAGTATCTCAAAAATTACTACGACCCAGAGTACCAAGAAGACACTTATAGTTTGTTTGTGAATAAACTTATGCAGATACCAAACACTATACATATAACATTTCATGAACCATCTGACACAAAACAAATCACGCACAACTACAACAAAATATACCAAAAGTATCCAGGAGATATAAATCACATGTCAGCGGATGGAAACAGGATAATTGCAGAAAAGATACAGAAATTGTTATGAGCTACATAGATGCATTATACAAGAAGGACGAAGACAAAATATACGTGGTAGAACGTGATCCTAAAAAGGGCAGAATATTCACGGAATACGATGCGAGATACATATTTTATTATCCAGACGCAAGGGGTAAACACAGAGGCATGACCGGCGAACCTCTACAAAGAGTAATGTGTTCAACACACAAAGAATTCATAAAAGAGCAACGTATAAGATCAAACAAGCAACTTTATGAACACGATATCAATCCTGTGTTCAGGTGTCTGGAAGAGAATTACCTCGGTAAGGAGACTCCAAAACTGAACGTGATGTTTTTTGATATCGAGGTGGACTTCGATCCAGATCGAGGTTACTCCACAACAGATGATCCGTTCATGCCCATTACTGCCATAAGTTGTTATATGAGCTGGACGGATCAACTGGTCACATTTGCCGTGCCACCAAAAACCATAAGCATGAAAGATGCAAAAGAACTCACAAAGAGATTTGACAACACTATGTTGTTTGAAAAAGAGAAGGACATGTTGGACGCTTTCCTACAACTCGTTGAAGACGCAGACATACTATCAGGATGGAACAGTGAGGGATATGATATTCCATACACTGTAGGTAGGATACAGAAAACACTGAGTGGCGATGACACGAGAAGATTGTGTTTCTGGGGTGAAAAGCCAAAGAGAAGAGTGTTTGAGAAGTACGGCAGAGAGCAGTTGAGTTTTGATCTTGTTGGCAGAGTACATTTAGATTTACTTGAATTATATAGGAAGTACACATATGAGGAACGACACAGTTTCAGATTAGATGCGATAGGCGAACACGAATTAGGTGAAAAGAAAACTGTGTATGAAGGATCACTTGACAATTTGTACAAGAATGACTTTGGACTGTTCATAGAGTACAACAGGCAAGACACCGCACTACTGGCCAAATTAGAAAAGAAATTAAAATTCATAGAACTTGCGAATGAGATAGCACACCAGAACACTGTGCTCTTACAAACCACCATGGGTGCAGTTGCGGTGACTGAACAAGCGATTGTAAATGAAGCACATAGAAGAGGTATGCAGGTTCCAGGGAGGAAATACAAGAAGGAAGGTGAAGAAAACCAACCAGCGGCAGGAGCCTATGTAGCAACACCAAAAAAAGGCATACACAATTGGATAGGTTCCATAGACATCAACTCACTTTATCCAAGTGTGATCAGAGCACTAAACATGGGTCCAGAAACTATTGTTGGACAAATACGTCCCGTCATCACATCCGCAGAAATCAACAGGGCCAAACACGCGAAGAAGTCGTTCGCGGCCGCATGGGACAGTCAGTTCGGCAGTTGGGAATATCAGGCAGTGATGAATCAGGAGAAAGGCACAGAAATAATCGTTGACTGGGAAGACAAAACCAGTGTGCGTATGAGTGCGGCGCAACTGTATGAAATTATATTCGACGGCAACAACAAATGGATGCTCAGCGCTAATGGAACCATATTCACATATGAATACGAAGCGATCATTCCAGGATTGCTCAAGCGTTGGTATGCCGAACGACAGGAAATGCAGAAGAAGATGCGGGAGTGTGGAGATAACGAGATCGAGCGAGAATATTGGGACAAGAGACAACTTGTTAAAAAAATTAACTTGAACAGTCTATATGGTGCTATACTAAATCCGGGTTGTAGATTTTTTGATATTAGGATAGGTCAATCAGTAACGCTAACAGGCAGATGCATCACAAAACACATGGCCAGCAAGGTCAACGAGATTGTGGCTGGCAAGTATGACCACAAAGGTGAAAGTGTGGTATACGGAGACACTGATTCGGTGTACTTCTCAGCATACAACACATTGAAAAAAGAAATAGATCAGGGATTGATACCATGGACTAAAGATTCCGTGGTTGCTTTATACGATAAAATATCAGATGAAGTGAACGGCTCATTCAAAGCGTTCATGACAAAAGCATTCCATACACCAAGTACAAGGGGCGAAGTTATTGCGGCGGGCAGAGAACTTGTTGCATCTAAAGGATTGTTTATAACGAAGAAAAGATATGCAGTGCTTTTCTACGATAAAGAAGGTAAGCGTACTGATCTGGAAGGTAAAGAGGGAAAAATGAAAGCAATGGGCCTCGATCTTAAGCGTTCTGACACTCCGGTATACGTGCAAGACTTCCTAAGTGACCTATTGTACATGGTGTTAACGGGCATGACAGAGAAAGAGGTGCTTGAGAAAATCAGCGAGTTTAGGGCGGAGTTCAAGGCACGGCCAGGCTGGGAGAAGGGATCACCTAAGAGGGCCAACAACATGACCAAATATACCCAAGAGGAGGAGAAGAAAGGCAAGACCAACATGCCCGGACACGTGAGGGCCAGCATGAACTGGAACAAGTGCAGGGAGATGTATGGCGACAAATACAGTATGCCCATAACAGATGGAGCAAAGGTGATAGTGTGTAAACTTAAATCAAACCCACTTGGTTATACTAGCATAGCATATCCAGTGGATGAACTGCGAATACCGGAATGGTTCAAGGAACTTCCATTTGATGGTGATGCCATGGAATCAACTATATTAGATCAGAAGATAGACAACCTTATTGGGGTGCTTGGCTGGGACGTGCAGAGCACAGAAACTTCTAATACTTTTAACAAACTGTTTGAATTTTAAATTAAATACCTACATGTTAAGCATCGAAGAAATCAAACTTTTGATATCGACTCTACGTAAATTAAAGAAACATGATTTCAAACAATTGATCAACGATCACCTCGACGTGTTGATACAGTTAGAAAAATCAATAGAAACTTTCAATCAAGAAATGATAGAAAACATAGATAACACCACACAATGGTACAGGCACGACCTAGATAGAAAGTTGAAAGATCCTTTCGTTGACGAAATGACCAGGAGGCAAATTCAATTAAAAATATTCCAATTCGGGAGATCAAACATTTATAACAGCCTGGAGATCGGTCCCGGCACTGGCATGTTCTCAAAAGATTTCAGAGCATGGAGATTAAACTATTTTCTTGATGTTTTGAGAACTTTGGAGAATGACATACGGCAATTGTTCACCCCATTGCATCAAAAATATTTGAAGTTTTACACCACTGACAAAACAGAATGTTCTGACATACCTGCAAATAGTTGCAATTTTGTTTTCAGTTGGGACACTTTTGTTTTCTTCACACAAGAACACATCGCGCAATATCTTAGATCGATTAATAGAGTTTTGATCGATGGTGCTTACGGATTTATACACTACGCTGACTGTCATTTCGAGGTTGATATGAATTTGGCCAGAAGAGGATATTGGAAGTTCAACACCAAATCTGCCATGACAGATATAATACAAAATGCTGGGTATGAAGTTGTGGAAATGAACATGTTCAAACCAGGTGCTAATTATGCCATTTTCCGTAAGCCTGGTAAACAAAACCCTGTAGTTTATAAAATTTCTGAATTAACACTAGACTAAGATCTAAATATCATATACAATAGCAGTATTATGATAGACATCTTAAAAGACATCGTTAAACACACGCATGGATTGGGATTCTTGGATCTGGTCAAGATCACTGGGGACGATAAG